GCAATTGCATCCTCTTCTTCCCATTGAATACCAAAGCGGACGAATACTGTGTACTCAATTGTGTCCTTCTTTGCTACGTACTCACGGTTTACAGTGATATCTCTCTGGAATCCCCATACACGGTTTGCAGGGAATGTCAAGTCGATATATCCTGCTGGGTAGTAAGGAACTTCCTGAACTTCGATTCCGAGAACACGAGTTGTACGTGCTCCACCGAATGTCTGTCCGATACCATCAAGGTATGATTGGCGATTTGCCTGGGTTGATCCTGGCATCTGGCCTGCAAATGCTTCTGCTACTGCATCAGCAAGTGTACCGTTGTTCTTAACGATTCCACCGAATGCGTCTGTACCTGCGTAGAACTTAAGATTGTTCTTAAGTGCACGGTACTTACGTGGCATTGCGTTGATGATGCCCTGCATTACATCAGGTGTCCAAGCATTATCTGCTACGGTCACTACTGACTCATGTGCATCTCCGTTTGTCTTTACCTTGTTGATAAAGCCTGGCATGATTGACAAGAATGCTCCTGTTGAACCATCACCATTGATAGCGAGATCTTCGATATCATTTGCGAATGCGTTTGTCATCAAGCGTACCAAGTGATCTTCTAGAGCGTCACCTTCTACACCATCTTCCAATGATTCTGCTGTTACTTCCCAATCAAGACGAATCTTCTTGGTAGTAAGTTCGACCTTAGAGAATGTTGCACCTGTGTTTGTGTAGTTACCAACTGCTTGCGCTGCTGCACGAATTACACGCTCACCGACGTTTACCTTCTCAAGTTCCATTGAGTTAGCCTTCATTGTTACACGACGGCCATCCTTTGCTAATACTGTTGCATCCCAAACATAGTCGATAAAACGACGTGCCTGCTCAGGGCGCAAAATTCCAGAAGCCGCTGAACCACTAGGGTTAACAGCGTTTGCTCCGCTTGTAGATCCAAGAGTTGCTGTTGGAATGTTACCAAGTGTATCTGCACCTGGGTTTGTTACTCCACCAATTCCACCTGATGCGAAAGCACCTTGACCCTGGTAAAGTCCTGGTGTTGTTCCACCTAGATCTCCACTAGCGCCTGGCTGGTTTTTGATTATTTCTTCTGACATATTGTCACCTCCTAGTGATTTGTTCATTTGAATAGATCGGCTGTTTTGAGGAAACTACCGCCCCATAGGGATTTTTCAACCATTTCAGGCTGAGACTGGAAGATATCGCCGATATCTCCAGACTTTCGGAATGCGGTGTCTGCTTCCACAGCGTCTACTCGTTTTCCAAATTCGTTAAACTCATTTGATACTGCTGCAATATCTTTTGCAACGGCAGCAAATGAATCCTTTACTGTATCAACATCTACCTTTGAAGACTTAAGAAGTTCTACTTCTGCCTGCAAAGATTTTACTGTTGACAATAGATCGCTAAAGGCTGATGTTAGATTATTCTTGATTTCTGCAACTGCTTCTGCAATTACATCATCTGACTTAGATACATCTGCGTCTGCGTCTGCTACCTTTTCAACTGCTTCTGCAACTGGTGCTTCTTCAGTATTTTTTACAACTGCTTCTTCTGACTTAACAACATCTGCTGTCTCTGTCTCTTCTGCCTTTGCAACTTCTTCGGTAACTTGTTCAACCACGGCATCTGCCTCTGGAGCGACCACAACATCTTCAACTACATCTGTCTTTTCAACTTGTGTTTTTGATTTTGTCATAGGTTGTACCTCCTTGTTAATCTTAGAAGTATTAATGCCTTTAGCACTATCAACTAAGAATTTTATCATTGTTGTTTTTTCATCATCCGTTTTTTCAACGAACCCTATATTTTCCATCTGCTCTCCAGTAATGGGGCTAACTTCTGAATCGTTTTCAGATGATATAACAATTCCATTTTCTTTATCATAAAAAACATTTTCCAACACAGTTGTATCTGCCTTGATAACATCTACGCCATCAACCTTTTCAACTGAAACAATATTTGCAAACTGATTTGCTGGGGAATCTACAAGACTCAACTCAACCAAATCATAATCCTTAATAATTCTAATCTGTGAGTCTGACTTTTCATCATATCCATCATCCCACTTATTCATTCTTCCGCCAATTGAAAAACCAGTTAAAGTTCCATCAAGAACTTTTTCCCAAGTATCTTGTGCGCCTTTTGAAACATATGCTGATACAAAAACACCCTTGTAGAACTTCTTTGATTCTGGATCAAAATACTTATCTTCTTTAAAGTTTACCATCTTGCCTACTGCTAATGGCTGGTGCATTTCTCTAATGTTACCACGAAACTTTGCAAATGCGTTCATTGATGCTTCTGATGTAACGATGTCCATCTGCTTGTCAAGGTTGTCTAGTGATGCAAAACCTGAAACGATACGACGCTCTTTGTCTACCTTGTTAAAAGGCATTGAAAGACGAAGATTTTCCCCATCTGAATTCCAATGGGCTTTGGATATATTGCTCACCATTATATTATAAGCCCCTTTTTATACATATATCACATATTGGACATATTGGACATTAAGGAGTTTGTCGTCCCTCTCCCTTTGGTGCTCTTCCAGCAACTGTTGAAGTGCTGTCAGAATTGTTATTGGTTCTTTCTGCGTCCCTCGATCTTGTGGTTCTTGCTTCGGCTGATGCTGCTGGACTTAGGTCTAGAACATCATCTCCACCTTCTCTTTGTGGCATGTCCAAAACAACTCTTGCTTCGTTAGGAGTCATGATCTGATTCTTAACATATCTTTCAAGAATCTGAGACTGTGCAATCTCATCTGTTAATGTCAATTCATTAAACACAAACTCTATGATGTCTGTCTTTTCACGAATAATCTTGTTGATCATTTTTTCAAGTTGTCTTTGTGCTGGTCTTGCAACCTGCTCCTTAAAGGTGCGATCCTGTGCAAGTGCTGCTGCAATAGAACCAGAATCGCCACCTCCAAGTTTAGACAGTGGTACTTGGTGTGCCACTAGGATATCATCACGGTTTTGCTTACGATACTCTTTAAATGAGCCGTCCTGTATACCGTCTTCGATGGGCTCCATCTTAAATTCAACCTTGTTGTTTTCGCTATCACCTGGAAGTGGAATATATAGCGTTCTGTGCGATTGCCCCCTGAGACTTGTTTGCAAGAATCTAAACATCTTGTCTTCTGCATCTCCAGAAAGTTTTGCACCCTTCAACGTTACAACATAACGTGGTACTGCCTTGTTTGCAAAGTAATCAATATTATATTGTGAGGCAAGGGAGTCTCCATGTAGTGAGTTTATAGCCGACATAATGTCTGGCACTCCGTAGAATGTGTTTAGAGGTGAGTATTGCTTAAAGTGAATAATCTCATTTGGCCTAGCATCTGTTGTTAGCGGGTTTTGGTTCTTTGCTCCAAAGTTACGGAAGTATACGATCTTGTTTCCAATAATCTGTACATATCCATCCTTGATTCTTCGTACTCGCATTGTTGTTGCTGGTATATGTCCAACGTATCCAATTTCTCCACGAGTTGTTCTTCCAATTTCTAAGTAGCCATTTCCTGTTGATTGTAAGTCTGTATAAACCTTTTCCATCGTTGCTGTAAAAGAGTCGTCATCATTAAGAGACTCTAACCAGTCACGCATCTCAATCTTTGCTCGTTCAATTCTCTTTCGTGCCTTCTGTGTTGCGCTGTTATCTTCTGATGCTTCAAGTCTCATCATAGTTCTTGGAGAAACCTTGAACTCATAACCAAGTCCGACAATGTTTTCAACCTTTGCATCAATTGCTGCGTGGTTTGCAAAGGACGTGTCGTAGTAGTTTGCTAATTCATAAAGGTTCCATGGAGGTGTAATAACATCAAACATTCCATAGCCGTTTACATATACTAGACCTGGGTTTATTTCTTTTGATTGTGCTCCATCAATACCGCTTTTTCCAGCAAGTGCTGCAGTTGTGTATTGTGTGGTTGGCTCAACCATCTTGGTTGACATTCTGCTTGTTCTTCTTTTAAAGTTTGCATCTAGGCCATCTAAAGTTTTTAATGTTTCCCAGTTGCCATTAAATGGATCTGACTTAGAGAAGGTATCATCTTTTTTTGCTGCTTCATCAATTCTTGCACCAATCTCATATTCATTATCTTGCATGATTATTCCTCATCTCCATACTTAGCAATTGTATCCTTTGCTGCTTGAACAGCACCAAGGTCATTTAGAGAAGGAATGAGTCCAGCCTTTAAGCGATCAACTTGCTCCGAATACTCTTCTTCTGATACTCTAGTTAATCCTGGAACAAATACGCATGTCCCGTCTCCTGGATCTCCATAATACATTGCAGTCTTTTTTAGTTCTGCAATTCTAGAAATGTCATTTTTGTCTGATGGGATATTGAGCACTGAACCATTACCATCTGTAAACCACTTGCCATTTGCCTTCTTGTATACATAAAGACCCCAGTCATAGTTCTTTTCAATGACTTGTCTTCTAACATTCTTTACAATTGGTTGACCAGTTTTTGGGTCTATTAACGAATCCATATCCATAAGTATACCATATCATGCTGGATCTTGTACGAACTGAGCCCATTTTACATCTTTAAAGACAGTATATGCGTATTCTCCAAAACTAACAGGCCTATCGTCATCTACAATTATCTTATTGGTTCCAGTATAACTTTTATAGACATCTGAAGGATTTACTCCGTAATAACTTGTTTCTGAAAGAACAAGAACATTGTTCCAATTAAATGATGGACTATCCCAAAACTCCCAATCAAGTGGATAAGACCCTAGAACCTTTACTCTAAACCACGGTCTTTCTGCTACATTCTGAACTTCTTGTAGGTTTGTAGACTGATAGTAGGATATGCTATTAAATAGGAGTGGGCCAGTTAATCTCACTGCCCCTTCAAAAAATGAAAAATTAAGACTATTCAGAAAATTAATTCCAAGAAATCCCCATTCCTGAAGAGTTATGATTGGCTCTTTTACTATTTTTCCATTCCAGTAAAAACCAATGCCATTTTGAACAAGACCTGTTTTTGCATCTATAGCATAAATTTTTGCTCTGCGACCAGATGGATCATTAGCAACCATGTAAAACTTTATGTAAGAGTCTTTGCTTTCAATTTCAAATATTTGTGTTGGTGCATATGGAAAGTAGTCTCCATCAAACCTTACAGCCATCTGCATTGCTATAGCCTTAAAGCCTTCTGCTCTACTTTCATTTACAGGAACTACAAGACCTCTATTAACTAGTGGGTCATACTTTCCTTTTAATTGTATTCCGCTTGTTTTTGTTAAATAAAGATATGGAGACGACCCTGTATAGATTGCAAAAGGATTATTCTTTTTAAAGTTATAGTAAATTCCAGTTTTGGTGTATGGATAAATAGATGCCCCAAACCTTGTTCCAATTGGGCTTGCATCAGATTCGTTAAGTGCTTGAGATGCATAAGAAAGTTTTTTAATTGATACGTTGTTTGTTTCTGAATTTTTTACATTTATCTCTATATGTGTGACAATAGAC